GCTTCTGATGATATGCAATTATATCACGATGGTACAAATTCTTTTATTACGAACAAGACGGGTGCTTTAAAAATAGCAACTGAAACATCTGGTATAGCTGTTACTATTGGTCACACAACGTCTGAAACAACAATAGCGGATAACGCTACCATAACTGGGACTGCTAGTGTAGGAGGAAATTTAACTGTTGGTGCAAATATAGTTGCAGCATCAGCTATAACATTAGACTGTGGTGCAGATATAACATTAGACGCAGACGGTGGTGATATACTATTTAAAGACGGTGGCACTACGATTGCTACATTATCCAATACATCAAGTGATTTTGTTATTACAACTGGCGTACAAGATAAAGACTTTATTGTTAAAGGAAATGATGGTGGGTCTGCCATTACAGCATTGACAATAGATATGTCTGGAGCGGGTGCAGCAACATTTAACAATGACATAACTGCTTTTTCTGACAGACGATTAAAGACAGATATAACAAATATTGAAAATGCTTTGCCAAAAGTTATGAGGATGCAAGGTGTTCACTACAAAAGAAATGATGTTGAAAATGCCAAAGAACAAATTGGTGTTATAGCACAAGATATGGAAACGATTATACCAGAGGTTGTATTGACGGCTGATGATAAAATGCAAACCAAGTCTGTTGATTACGGCAAACTATGTGCTGTGCTTATAGAAAGTATAAAAGAATTAAAAGCAGAAATCGATGAATTAAAGAAGAACTAATTATGGCGTTAGCGGGATCAGGAGCAATAAGTTTTGCCAACATAAGGGATGAATTTAGTCCTGGAAGTAATACTTCCGTTTCTCTCGGTGATTATTATCGTCAAGGCAGTAAGATAAAAGCCAAAGCTGGAAATAACAATGCAACTCATTTAGCTTCGGCTGTGCCTACAAGTGGTGCATTAGCACTTAGTGATTATTATGGAACAGGGTTAGGGTTCCAGTTTATAATAAGTTCTGATGCTACAGACCAAAATTTATCAACTATTTTTGGTGATGATTACGATCTCGATTATCTCAAACTTGTTGTTATTAACTCTGGTGTAACTGTTGGTGGTACAAGTACAAGTACTCCAGCTATCAATGTTCCCTCTGGTGGAGCAGGTACAATTACTATAACGAACAATGGGAATATATATGGTAAGGGTGGAGCAGCAGGTAGTGTAGGTGGTGATGCTATTGTAGCAGCGAGTGCCTGTAATGTAGTTAATAATGGCAACATTAAATCTGGTGGAGGTGGTGGAGGAAATGGTGGTGCAGGTGGTAATGGTGTTACTCCTATAAATGCTTCTTTAAATAATTTCACAGATGAAGGTGGAACACCTTATGGTAGTGGTAATACACCTAACAATGATGTCCCTTCTTGGTTTAGTAATTACGGTGGTAGCCATGATTTAAATGGACAAGGTGTTGTTGCAGACAGAAAATGGTGTGGTGTTGATTTAAATGCTTTACAGTCAGGAAGAGTCAATAATAGTTGGGGGTTTTTTACAACGTCATCCTCTTTTAGAGGATCTCTTGCAAACAGAGGTCCTTTCTACTGTTCTTTCCAATTAGGTACACAAGGCACATATACTTTATCTAGTGCAACAATAACCTCTACCTATGGTTCTGGTTATGGAAGTCCACAAATAAATATAAGTACAAGTAATTCTTCTGCTAGTCAAGGTCAAGGTGGAGGCACTTACACAGGTGGTCAAACTATGAACCTTTCTGCAGATACTACTTATTATTTAGTTGGCTTTTTGAGTAATATTAGTGGTGGAACTAATCTGTATTATAATAACTTTGATTTTAATTTCAGTCTTACTGTTAACACTATTACTTCAGGTGGTTCTGCTGGAGCAGGTGGGGTAGGAGGAAGTTATAATGCTTCGGCTGGATCTGGAGGTTCAGGTGGTTCTGCTGGAGGAACAAATGCTGGAGCAGGTGGTGCAGGTGGTAATGGTGGAGCATTAGGGGCTGCTGGATCTAATGGAACTGCTGGTGGTAATGGTGGTGGCTCAGAGATTACTTATCCTTCTTCCGCTCCAACAAATGGTGGTTCTGCGGGAACAGGTGGAGCAGCAGGGAAGTATATTAATGGTCAAAGTAATGTTACACTAACAAATAATGGAACAGTAGCAGGAAATATATCATAATGCCTTTAACAAAGTTACAATTTAAACCTGGAATCGTATCTGATATTACTTCTTACAGTAATGAAGGAGGATTTATAGATGGAGATAAAGTAAGGTTTCGTTTAGGTTACCCAGAAAAAATAGGAGGGTGGGCTAAATACACTACTTCAACTTATGAAGGAACAGCAAGAAGATTACATAATTGGGTTGCCCTTGATGGTTCTGACTTTTTAGGTGTTGGAACAAACCTTAAATATTATATAGAAGAGGGTCAAACTTTTAATGATATAACCCCTATACGAAATACAACAAGTGCAGGAGATGTTACTTTTTCTGCATCAAATGGGTCAGCAACTATAACTGTGACAGATCCTGCTCATGGTGCAAATGAAAATGATTTTGTAACTTTTTCAGGAGCAGCTAGTCTTGGTGGTAATATCACAGCAACTATATTAAATATAGAATATCAAATTGTAACAATTATAAGTTCTAACTCATATACAGTTACAGCTAGTGTCGCAGCAAATGGATCAGATACTGGTAATGGTGGTTCTAGTGTTATTGGGGCATATCAATTAAACACTGGTCTTAATGTTACAGTTGGTGGAACTGGTTGGGGTGCGGGACAATGGAGTGGCACAACATCTAGTGCATTATCAACACAACTAAATGAAACATTATCTAATAGTGATACCAGCGTTGATGTAGATGATGAAACAGGTATGAATACAGCAAACGATGTCATACTTGTAGACAACGAACTTATGCTTGTATCAGCAACGACTGATGATAATACAATGACTGTAACTCGTGGACATAGTGGCACGACAGCAGCAACTCATGCAGATAATACCTTAGTACGATTAGCTGTAGGAAACACCTTACCTACTTCCGATTTTGTTGGTTGGGGTAGTGCAGCATCAATTACTGTTCCTGGAGCACAAATAAGGTTATGGTCACATGATAATTTTGGTGAAGACCTTATAATAAACCCAAGAGATGGAGCTGTTTATTACTGGGATAGGACAAATGGCTTTGGAACACGAGCTGTTCAATTAAACACAAGGACTGGAACTAAAACGAGTGTTCCACAAGTTGCTAAACAAGTACTAGTATCCGACCAAGATAGACATGTGATTGCTTTTGGGTGCGATGGCTTTGGTGGTAATAGTACAGCCGAAGATGGTGATGGTATTCAAGATCCTTTGTTAATACGTTTCTCATCACAAGAAAACCCTATTGATTGGTTTCCAACAGCTACAAATACAGCAGGTGATCTAAGACTTGGTGGTGGATCAACTTTTGTACAAGCTGTGGAAACAAAACAACAAATACTTATTTTTACAAATAAATCATTACATAGTATGAAGTTTATAGGTCCTCCGTTTACTTTTGGGTTACAAGAATTATCTAAAAACATAACAATAATGAGTCCTTCTTCTGCTATTGCTATTGAAGATAGTGTTTTTTGGATGGGTGTAGATACATTTTATGTATATGGGGGTGGACAAACTATACAATTACCTTGTACTGTAAAAGATAAAGTGTTTTTAGATTTTAATTTTGAAGAACGAGATAAAGTTCATGTAGGTGTTAATTCTGAATTCAGTGAGTTATTATGGTTTTATCCAACAAAAACAAGTACAGAAGTTGATGCTTATGTTGCTTATAATTATAGCGAAAAAATTTGGTACTATGGAACAATGGCTCGTCAAGCATGGATGGATAGAGGTATTAGAACATTACCAATAGCTACAGGCGGTCAATATTTATATAACCATGAAGTAGGGTACGATGATGATGGTTCAGCTATGACTTCTTTTATTGAATCTGCTCCTGTTGATGTAGGCGATGGCGATAAGTTTGTGTTTTTAAAAAGAGTAATCCCTGATATAACTTTTGATGGTTCTACTGCAACAAACCCTGATGTAGCTTTTACTATGAAAACTAAAAATTTTCCAGGATCTAATTTTAGTGAGACTACACAAAACACAACACAGAGATCTGCTACAAGCCCAGTAGAACAATTTACTGAAAAGTTAGATTATCGTTTACGAGGTAGATCTTTTAGTTTAAGAATAGATTCAACTTCTTTAGGTACAAAGTATAAATTAGGTTCACCTAGAGTTGATGTTAGAGCAGATGGTAGGCGATAATGTTAGTAACTAGTATCCCACAATATATACAAGGTTTAACAAATGCTAAAGTAGATTTAACTACTACGAATCTTACAACTCTGTATACAGCACCGAGTGGAGCAGATTTTAATGCTTCTGTTGTAAA